TCTTTATAACCAGATTGCAACTCCTTTGCTTTATTTTGAGCATCGTCGATTTTATTTATTCTAAACTCCTCTTCGATATGTTGAGTACAAGTAGGACAAACCGTATTTTCTGTGAAAAACTTATGCTCTTTAGTAATGGTAGATACCTTTTGAGATATTTTTCCTTTAAGGTTTCCTAACTCACGTAATTTTTTTGTAGCCCCAGTTAACACTTCCTGCTCCTGAGTAAGTCCATATACCTTATCATCAATATCTTCATTTTGAATTATTAAAACACAAATTTCATCACCTAAAGATCTCATCTTCTTTTTATTATCTTCTATTCTTTTATTGCTTTGATTTTCCAACTCCTCAATAAAATCTTCCTGCATCTTTACTTTTTCATTTAAAGATTCCTTTTTAAGATTAAGAACATTTATTTCTTCCTTAATAGAACGAGTCTTTTCTTTAAAGATATTATTCATCGAAGAAAAGATTTTAATATCTAAGAGATCTTCAATAACTTCTCTACGATTGGAAGCAGTCAATTGCATAAAAGGAACAAAAGCACTACTACCCAAAATAACAATTTGAGTAAATGACTTATAATTCATTTTAAGAACATTAAGTTCTAACCACTTCTGTTGATCATTCACAGAAGAAGATTGATCTAATAACTCACCATCTTTCCATATCTCAAATGTATTTGGTTTAATACCTCTAGCAACTTTCCAACTCGTAGATCCTATAGAAAACTCAACTTCAGCTCTACAATCTTTTTCATTTACTGTATTAACCAACTGACCCTTACTAATCTTACGAAAAGGTTTATTAAATAAAGTAAATGTCAATGCATCAAGAACTGTACTTTTTCCAGCACCATTCGTTCCTACTATTAAAGTAGTTTCACTCTTTGTAAGATTTATTTCAGTAAATTGATTTCCCGTTGATAAGAAATTCTTCCAACGAATTTTTTCAAATAATATCATGACCAATAATAGGTGGAATTACAATGTCATCGGAAGTAATAACTGTATAATTATACCCATGAGACTCACAGGTTTTAATCATCAGTCGATCCTCGACTTCCAAAATATTCATCTCAGGATAATCTTGTTCTTCTAACATCATAACATATCGTTCGGCATCATCTTCCTCTTCAAAAAGGTATAAAATTTGAACACCATTTTCATCTTCAACGGAATAAGCTCCTTCACGTTCTTTACCAGCAATAGTTAATATAAACATTATATCAACTCACATGCCTCTTGATAAACTTCATTCATCATTTTTTTAATGATTGATTTATCTAAATTAATTTCAGATTCTTCAATATATCTATTAAGTATAGACATCGTATCTTCTGATTCATAATCTCCATCCTCTTTATCATACCATCCATTAAACTCAAAATTCTCAACAATTTTTAATTCTGCTACATTAGATGCATACAACTTATCAATAAATTTTTCAAACTTCTTACTATCACTTTTTTGACGCACTATTAATTTTACTATCTTATCTTCTAATTGACTTGCATTGAAAAGTTGATAATCAGTATCACTATAATAAACTTTATAAAAAAGACGATAAGGATTATTTACAGGAGTAGTTTCTAAAGTCTCTGTATCAAAGAAATGAAATCCTCTCGTATCCTCATGATCATTCCAATAAATCTCATAAGGATTTCCCAAATAAGAAATGTTATCCTGAGTTGATCTAGTATGAAAATGTCCAGAAAAAACTTTAGTAAATTTTTCAAAAGGTTTTATATCAAAACCATGATCCATTACAACATGTTCATTTACTTTAAAACCTTGGAGTTCTAAATGTCCCATACAAACAGGAGAACTTGTCTTATTAATCATTGCTAGAGTCCTATCTTTATTCTCTTGATTAATCCAAGGAACAAGAAGAACACTTAAGTTACCTAAAGTTATAGGTTTAGTTTCTGAGTAAATTTTTATATTATCATACTCTTTCAATAAAAGATCTATTGCATTTATATCATTTGTATTCTTATAATATGCTGTATGATTCCCAACAATAGTATGGACAGTTATGCCCATCTCCTTTAATCTATCAAAATAATTTTTCTTTGCCCATGATAATGCAGCAAAATCTATTCCCTTACGACTGTCAAAGGTATCTCCCATATCAACGATAGTAGTGATTCCTTCTTTCTCTATAGTTGGAAAGAAAACATTCTCATAAAACTTTAAAAAATAGTCATGAAATAGTTTAGAATTTTTACGAGCACCAAAGTGCTGATCGGTAATTATTGCTATCTTCATATTCTATCTAATGTAAGATTACCTGATAGAGTTATACGAGTATCATTATACCTATGTTTAGGAACATGATGCATTAGATATGAAGGGAAGGCAACAAAGGTTCCTTCTTGGGGTCTAACTCTTTTTCCACTATCAGTAAAAACAAGAGGAGAATCATACCACTTGGTCTTTACAAAATATGCAAAACTATAATCAGTTGGTCGATGATTATGAGATTGAGCATAATCACCCTTCTCATAAACATTTCCCCAAAAATTTGTTACCTTTAAATAATATCTTTTTCCACCACATTTCCAACCAGGTTTATAATATTTTTCTATCTCTTCTTTAATAAATTCTCTAAGATTTTTAAACGTAATATTGTTTATTTCCCAATTCCATTCCGTATGAATAGATACTTTCACATTACTACTATTCTGTGGAATAGTATTACAAGTTCTTAATAAAGACAAAACCTCACTCTTTACCTTATCAGCAAATTGGTATTCACCTTTAATAATATCTGCTTTGTGTTTAACAGAAATTACTTCCATCAATTACGTAACTTAGAGTGTACGGCATCCTTAATAGAATTATACTCTGCATAATTAGATCCGTCAATCTGGTTATTGTCATCAAACACTTCTGAATACCCAGACTTCTCTAATATTTTATTTTTTATTTCTAGCTGACGTTTCTCTCTTTGTATTCTGCGGAGAAATGCATAATGTATAATCTGCGTAAAGTATGCAAAAGGATTACGGGATTTCTCAGGATTAAAATTATGTATGTATTGAACGCAATTTTCGATTCCATCAGAGATCATGTCCTCCTTGAACATGTAGTTTACGAAGTTTGGTTTGAAGGATAGATGATTTGCTATCTTTAAAAAACACTCACCAATATATCTTGGTATCACAGGTTTAGGTTTATCTTGCAATCGTGCAATCTCAACATCTTCACGATATCTTATCAAAGCAGCGAGAAACTCTTTATTATTTACATAATGCTCAGAGCGTTTTCTTTTCGCCATAGTTCCTGTCCTTATTGCCATGAGTTATTATCACTACTATGTAGATAGTATAACATTTATCCTTACACTTGACAAGTTAAAAAATACGAGTAGAATAACTCTGTCGGGGTTCAAGGGAAATATTAGCTATTAGTATTACTATTCTTAAATATTTTTTCTAGAATAATTTTAGCATCTTTTACATTTGCTACATATCCCATTTTTTTAGAAATTTTAGTTTCAGGAGTTTTATCATCTTCAGAATCTCTAAGATATCTTTGATACATCATTATCATTTCTACATCATTAGATTCTGATAAAGTTAAAACATTATTTAAATTAATAATGAACATATCTTCTTTACTTGTTTTTAACCAAGGTTCTACTTTATATCCAACAATTCCATGTTTTCCTTTTATTTCGCCAATAATAATAGGGTGATGAACTATTAACATTGTTCTATCTTTTTCTTCAGAGGCAGCTACTTTAGCAAATATTTCTTCACCTGAATTAAGTTTTAGCGTAGCATAAAAATCGTCTTCTATTCCCATTGGTTTATTCCTTCTTTAATTTTATAGTTATTATTTCATAATTAAAATTTTCTTCGTTGTAGATTTTAATTCTTTCAATGAAATGGTTGAGGGTGTAGTTTCTCTTAGAATTCTTGGTGCAATCATCAGCAATATCATATAATATTGCTTTTACTTTATTTGCTCCTTTTCTAAGAACTCGTCCAATACTTTGCAGGTTGCGAATGCGTGATTTACTTGGAGAAGCAAAGATAACATTATGGAGGTTCTTAATATTGATACCAGTTGAGAATGTACCATAGGAGGCAACAATAATGGCGTTGTTTTCAGTTTCAGTAATTTCCCTTACTTGTTCTCTTTCTTCAGCATCGACACCACCATGAACAAAGAATAATTTTCTATCATCTTGCTTATTTTTATTTATTAAATCATAAAGTACTTTACCATGTGCTTCTACTCTACTATAAAGTATCAGCGTATTTCCCTTTAAATCTAATGTGAGATTTTTAATAAAAGAATTTCTTTGCTCATGTGATATTAAATATTCTATTTCATCATTATAAGTTTCAAATTTCTGAGGAGAATGTTTAAGAACTAAACATTGAATATCTAACTGAGAAAGATGTCCTTGCTTCATCAACTCATCAGTTTTTGTTACTTTATAGGAAGGTCCAAATAATCCCTCTAAGACCCATTTATGAGTCTGTGTTCCGTCTAATGTACCAGTGAATCCAAATCTATACTTAGCATGTTCAAGTTTTGTCATTATAGATACTAATGACTTACTTTTAAACAAGTGAGCTTCATCCCCAATGACTACATCATAATCCTTAAAGAAAGATTTTTCCATTCTAAAAACCGATTGCCATGTAGTAATCGTCACAGGATCTTCATTAGTTTTTTCTTTGCCCGAATATATACGATGACAATATGACTCAGCATCCCAACCATAATCCAAAAAGTCCTTATACATCTGCTCTACAAGGGATGTCGTTGGAACAACTAAGAGAATTTTTTTCCCTTTATCTACGTAATATCTTACGAGAGAATAAATCATCAAGGATTTGCCTGAGGCAGTGGGTGATATCAATAGCTTTCGGTTATGTCTTAATGCATCGTATACTCCCTCTACTTGATATTTACGTGGAGGATGAGAACAAATAGAATGCATATAATCCTTGACACCCTCATATGATATTCCTTCATTTACTTCAAAAGGAATACCATAATAATCATTATCTTTAAACTTAAATGTATAATCATGCTTTGCACAAAAATCAATAATCTTTGATAGAAGACCTACATAGATCCTCTTAGATCTCATATCAAATAAATGTATCTCACCATTCCAATTTCTATTTCTATATTGAGGCATGAACTTTGCACCCTCTACCTCAAAGGTAAAGTGGTCTCTTAATTCATACTCAATATGAGGTTCTGAATCTATTTTTAAAAATACTTCGTTGGCCTTAGATATAACAACATTGGCCGTTGTGTCAATCACTTAACCCATGCATCTATGGGTATTTATGAAGTTATGTCAAGCCTCTTCTTTTTTCTTGCTTCTCTTTGTCGTTTTAGATTACAAGTCTTACAATCACTCCTTTTTCCTTTATTACCATTCTTATCAATATTATCATGAAATTCATCCAAAGGTAGTTCTTGAAAACAACAGGGACACCACTTATACCCTTCTTTTGGTACTGGAAATAACCTAGTTGGATAAGATGCTCCACACCCTATAATTTCTTCAACTTCTTTTTTAGTTTTACCTTCACGAAATAGTTTCAATGGTAGAAGTGGATCATTTTCTGGTAGATGCCATCCATTCACCATATATGCTTTTCCATGTATTACGGATGCGAGAGATGTGTGAGAAATACCCATTTTCCTACAAAATGGTTTAATACCCTTCTCTGAGAATGTTTCACCCCAAGGAGATACTACAGTAAATTCCTCAAAGTTTTTACCATTTTTATAATATGTCTCATGTCTTTTTTGGTTTGCTTCTTCTGAATACATTCCTATACCAGATTCACTCCAGACCTTTGCTCTCTTTCTATAAAATTCTTTTCTTTCTTCACCATCTTCACCTTCAAATAGTGCTTTGGTATTAGCACTTCTTTGTTCAAAAGATAATCCACATATACCTAGTCCTAGTTCAGCATTTCTCAATCCAGTTTGCCTAGATATTTCTCTTTGTTTTTCAACATACTCTGGATTATTTTCTCTCTGCTCTTTTGTCCATTTTACAATTCCAATTTGTGCTGCTCTTGCACTATCGGCACTATGTTGTTCTGGAGTTCTACCAAGAGAACCACCACACATTTCTGGATGTAGTTTATCCCATTCTGCTTTTCCTTTTTTTGCGTTTTCCTTTCTCCTTTTTTCTTGTTCCTCAGTAAGTCCTCCAATACCAACACCCATTTGATATTGAAGTCGTGAAGATTCTGCATTCTTTCTTCGGGCTTCTGGTGAAGGATTTGATTGTCCTTCACCACCGTCACTCATATTTCTAAGAATACCTGTTCCCAAATCCTTCCTACCATAGAATTGAATCATTTCTGTTTCATAATCCCATGCTTCTC